CGCTCTTGCCCTCTGGGTCTGCCGCTATGTACCGCTTGTACTTTGCTTGTCTGTCTGCCTCTCTCGCCCATCCCCAGTGTTGGATTGCAAGCCCTGTTTGTCCTACCTGCTCGCAGGCATTAAGCGGGAACCGCCCACAATGCAGCGGCGTGTCACGCCAGATATATTCCTTGTTGGCATCGTAGCGGACGCACATAACCCAATCGCGGGTATGCGCATCCCACAGAGCATCATCGCGGTAGTGCGTAGGCGACCACATATCGTAGAGGGCGAAGGCGAGGCCATCACAGCCGTACTGCTCCGCCAGCTTGATTTTACCGGGGAGCTTGTCAATCTCCGGGATGGTTTCGTCGGCATCGAGGCAGAGGATCCAATCACCTGGCTTGGAGGCGTCACAAGCCTCGCCCCATAGCCATTTTCTTAATATCAATTCATCGGTTCCCCAGCAGGACTTGTCAGCTTCATACACCACAGCCCCATAACTTCGGCAAATATCCGCTGTATCGTCGGTGCTAGCATCATCCAGGACTATAATCTTGTCACACACTGACCGCATCTGCTCCAACACTCTCTCCAGGTAGCGGCCTTGTTCATTTCTGACCAGCATTGCGCCAATTAGCATAATTTCACCCGCTTATTAGAAATACTCTTTTACGGTGTTTAATAAAATCTGTTTAAGTTCATCGCTATACCCGAATCTCTTTTGGTTTATATCAATACTTTTAAGAATATTGCCATCATTGTGCCGTAAAGTGGCGGCTTTCCAATCAGAAAGCATTTCACAAAGGTCTATTAATGTCATGCCCTGTATCCCATTTTTAAAGTGTTCAGGGTGATGGCGATTGCATGCGTAATGATGCTGCAAAGCTACGCCCATTTCTTTTAAATATGTTTTGTATTCATCGCTGCCATAAGTTGATTCTTTAAGCTTTGGGGTATATTCGTCAAATATCGCCTTTTCGGGTTCTTCTGTTTTAGACTTGTCGTGTTTTAATGCAGCTTCAAATAAAGCATTTTGCAACCTTCCGGCATACTTTCTTACCATTTCAACATGCTTTAATGTATCTTCTTTACTATCGTACATTTTGCACTTCCTTCCATTTCAAATAATGCGCCTCCCCTATCGTCTCCACATTGCAGTGACCACATATCAGCTCGGTATCGCAGAATATCTTAAACCCTGCCGCCCTTGCCCGGACGCAGAATGATAAGTCCTCGCCTAATACTTTGTGCGGGAAAAACCACGGTTCCTGGACCGTCTCAAACACCTTGCGCTTTATTAGGGTACAGGCCATGCCTACGCCTTCTATCTCGGTTAAGCCCTTGGGGTAATCGAGATAAAACTGTGCATCTAACTCATTACACACCTTAAAAATACAAGGCTCGTACCCCGGTGTGCGCTTAAATGCCAATGCGGAGACAATGTCCTTGTCATGCTCGATTAACTTTGTTAGCAGATCCACCGGCACAACCATATCACTATCCACAAACAGCAGGGAATCGTATGCGCCTTGCAGGAATGTTTTAGACGCTTCCTCACGGGCGGTGTAGACGAGGCTTAGGCCAATGGGTAGCATGTCCACGCTGTGGCCTTTATTTCGCGCATGGCAAGCCATGGGGACGAGAGAATAAGCGGCCTGGGGCGCTACATAGCCGGTGTAGGGGATGCAGAGTAAAATTCGCATATTATCCCACCTTGTTCCTGACTGTTGCCGCCACTTTAAGCGGTTCGTTCAAGTTCGGGCCTGCAAAATTGCTGCATTTCGGATTAACGCATACCATTGTGTGTACGTTATATACCTCCGTGCTCCCCTGCTCGCTCTCAAATTTGCTGTTCGCCACCACCAAGGGGCCGTTGCATTCCGGACAATTCACCTTGCCCACCTCCTACCATCATTTGTGATTCTGCCTGTATTGCCGCTTGCAGTTCAGGCGATAATTGACCGACAAATCGTTCAAAAGCCTCCATCATTTTTTGCTGTTTCGCCGCCTGCTCCTGCTGCTCTACCTCGTCAATTAAACCTTCCTTATCCGGTATTAAGCCGTTATATATGCGCTCTAGGTACTGCTTAAAGCTGATTAGCTGCTTATCCAGCAGGGCATCTAATGTTTGTATGCTTGCTATCTCGCTCCATTGTGTACTTGCTCCTACGTCGATTTTGAGGCTGAATGTAGTCTCGTTGTACTGGCTGCCGTCAAAGGGTATTTGTATAACCTCATCTTGTCTTGTCTCGGGATTAGTACGCTCGATTGTCAGCATCCGGGGGACGTTGTATTTAGTAAGCCAGAAATCAAGCCAAATTAGCCCTTGATCCTCTTTAAACTGCGCAAATCGGCGTTTTTGCGTAGACAACGGCAAGACAGAGGCTTTTTGCAGGGCTATGATCCCGGCGGCTGTCTTGGTTACGCTGTCGTCACCCAAGGCTGTTTCGTTTGCGCCCGCCATATCTTTGGTAGTCTGTACCAGTAACTCAAAAAGATTTTGTACGCTTGCGGGAAGTCCTGCAGGCTGTAAGAATTGCGCCGCCCCTGTAACCTCTCCGTCAACCGGGATTGCCTTGGTAATATCGTTGCTCCATTGCGGTATCCGGGTTGAGTCGTAAATGGCCTTGGGGTAGGCATTGAGCATCGTCCAGAGAATCATTGTTGCCATTAACTTGTTGATAGCTATGTTGTTAGGTATCAACTCCGTTGCTTCTGCCTCGCCGTGGCAACTGTTTTTACGCGGCATCCACTGCATAGAGGCCACAGGGTAACGGTGTAAGCCTGTATCCCAATCCTTGCGGACTATTGCCGCCTCGGTTGATTTTCTGGCCCAAATAGTAGTAACCGTTTCCATGACCTGTTTGCCTGTCATGGGGTCAATAACAGGGTTGCCCATTTCGTCTGTCTTTGGCCTTTCAACCGTCTTGGGCCACATTTTCAGTAGGACAGTACAGAACCCGCCCTCATTGTCCTTGTTCGGTTCTTTCTTGGCCCTATCCCCGGCTCTGTATTGAGTGTCGCTATCGCCGGTTATTTTGTCGATTTCGTCCTTCGGCATACCGTTTAATTTGGCTTCGGCTCGCACCTCTCTAACAAGTTTGCGGAAAGAGAGAATGATGTAAGGTTGCAATGGCCCTTTTTTGTCGTTTGGGCGCGGATCGCTCGTATTACCGGGAAAGTAACATACGTTGTCGATTATTTCGGCGGCTATGTCCCCTTTGACCTCGGCTCCCAACTCGTTAACTCCGGCGTTTACTGCATCGTCCCAGTAGTAATAAATAATGCCGTCCCCCGATAGGGCGGCATCAAATAAGGCTTGCTCGTCCAGGCTGGATTGCTTTAGGTTTTCGTCAACAGTTTTTGTGTAGTCGGAAAGTTGCTCGGCCACTTCCTGCAAGCGCGCTATCTTGTCCGGATCGGCGGGGTCATAGTTTGCGCTGTTTTCCGCGCTGAATCGCATGGTTAGCATATCCGACATGATTTGCGACACTTTCCAATTTACAATCCGCTTGGTAACGTTTAATCGCACCTGTGGCAGTCCGCCGGTATTAACTCCATCCCAGTGGTGTCCGGCGTAAAAGCGTTCGTTGCGGTTTGTCGTGGCAAATAGATTTATGCTGCTTTTATAGTCGATACCGTCCTTGTACAGTTGCCAATCGGCTGTGTATTCTCGCTCGTCCATCTATGTCACCTCTCTTTCGGTTGCTTCTCTTCCGGCAGAAATCCGTCATACGCCATCATGTTTGCGTGTCCCTTTAGTAGCTCAACCGTGGCGGGGTCAGGCTTGGCTAATGCATCTTTGACCGCTTTAACCGGGGCTATTTTGGGCGGTATCTGCCCTTTGGCGGTCTGCATACCCAGTCTTAATCCGGCTCTAAAGCCTAGATATAAAACCACGAAAAAAATCAGCCCGTAGGCTGCACCGATAAGTGCTATTTGCATCTAACTCCATCCTCCCTTGAAAAAATCCTCGGTCACTGTCACGCCTGACGGCTTGGGTTTCTCGCTCTCGAAGTTGTAGTGGGGCTCGGACTGTGGCGTATTGTCCCGTGCGTACATAAACCGCTGTAAAGCCTGTGTCATAGCGTCCACCTGGTCATCATACGCCCCGTTGGGAAAACTGGCACACTCGTCAATAAAATCCTCTATCCACGGGCAAAGCATCGGCGATGGCAAATAAACATTCCCCGCCTCTATCAATGGAGTTACTGCGCTTACTCTGGCTTGCTTGCTGCCCTTAGGATTAATGGGTATAATCCCGCCTATTTTATGTCTCAGCATAGCAATGACCGCCGGGCCGTTGGCCTTATCC